AGATTAGAAGCCTTAGCTAATTTAGTTGCTATGTTAGTTGCAGTAGTTGTAGCAAAGTTTGGGTCATCGCCTAAAGCTGCTGCTAATTCATTTAAAGTATCTAATGTGCCAGGTGCAGAATCTACTAATCCTGCTACTTCAGTATCTACATAAGTCTTTGTAGCAACAGTAGAATCGATAGCTATAGTAATATCTCCACTACCAGTAGCATCAATTCCTGTGCCACCAGTAATGCTTGATATAGCACCAGTAGCTACTAAATCAATAGCTCCATCGCCATCGTCATCATAGGTAGCAGTAATGTTTGTATGACTACCATTGGTATCAAGCATATCACCGACCACATCTTGTACATATTCAGTAATAGTTTTGGTACCAATATAAAAGTTAGTAGGTGTAGATACTTTTACTGAGTTACTTGCAATTAACAGGTCAGATGCAGTGCCATCACCATCATATAATGCTTTTAGTGTTGTGGTAATACCTGCAGTCTCTCCTGTGTGAATTAACTGCACATAGCCCTGATTTACAGGTGTATTTCCTAAGTTAGTATTACTACTCAATGTCTAATTCCTTATATAAATCTTTATCTTTCATTCTTTTGTGACCTCTACCAATATCATCTGAAAATATAGTAGGTTTTGAGATTAATCTTGTGAGTGTTCCATCTTCGTTGCAATTGTGAACATTTTTATTACATTTCACTAATTTTTCGTCATTCATGCCTTGTATTGTTTCAAATTGTTTACCACAAGTGCATTTATATTCGTATATCGGCATGTCTACTCCATTTAAATTAAAAATTGATACTATATAGGGGCATCAAAAAGATACCCCTATATTTTACTGATTTAACCCATTACGGATTGTTGAAATTAACAATTCCTAATGAAGTTGAACTTGCAGCATGTGATAATGCAGCACCGAATAATACATCTGCAACAATGCTTGTAGCCAAGTGGTCAATGTCATATGCTGACTGAACTCTTGGTGCAAACTGTTGTGCAAAGTAAATTGATTCTCTCTTAAAGATAGAACCACTTTCGTCTCCAGTACCACCATCGTCATCCCAATCTACTGATGAGTAAACTGGCATACCGTAGATTTCCATGATAGAACCACTTGCTATTGGATTAGCAGCATCGCCTCTTTTTTGTGCCTCAGTAAAGTCGCCTAATCCCATTAGGTTCATATACATAGCAGGTGATGCATAAAAGAATGTGTTTCCATCTGTGTAATCAAATCCTGCATCAAGAAGTTTCTGTAGTCCACTTCTTACTTCTGCAGTTGTTGGTGCATTATCTGCAGCCAAAGAAACATCATTACCAGTAGCAGATTGAATGATATCTACTGCAAGATAGTTTTCAATTTTCTTTGCTAAAGCATAACCCATAGATTGTGCATAAGCATTGAATAAGTCAGCAGACTCTTGAACTCTTACAATGTCTTCAATTCGTTTTGCTTCGTATTGATGTTGATTTAATGATAATTGAATCACTCCATCTGTGTTAGCAGAATAAGTCACTGCAGTATCTGCTGATTTAGCAGCAGCAGTTTCTTCTGTCACTTTAGGAATGTTCAATATGTCGCCACCATTTGCAACCATTGATGAAAAGTCTAATACTTGATTTCTTAATCTGAATTGTCTTTCAGCATAGTCAAGAATAGCATCTCTCCACATCTCTGGAATAAAATTAGCAGCAGTTGTTGTTGTTACATTTGCCATTTTGGTTTCCCCTTTTAACTATTGTTTCTATACCCCTCAACTATCTGATTCCAAAGGTTAGGATTTCTTCTCGCTTGTTCTCTATCCTCAGCACTCATTTCACTGAATTTAGTATTTTGAGCAAACTTTCCTGAACTCACTACTTCCTTTGCATCTGATATCTGCACTTTTTTCTTACCCAATCTGTCAAGGTGCTTTTCCAACTTCATTGTTGGGAGGTCTTGGTATATTTCTCTATCATCATCTGACAGTTGAGACAGCAGATGTTCTCGTCTTTCTTTTTCTTGATTTTGGAAAGTTTCAACGATAGGTTTTAACTGCTCGTTTTCTGCTTTCATTGTTTCATATAAAGATTTGAACTCCTCTTTTTCCTCAAGTCTTTTTTGTTCTTGAAGTTTTAGATTCTCTTTGAGTTCGTTTAACTCAGCCTCTGCTGTTTGGGCTCTTTGGCGATATTTTTTGCTTTCTGCAATATACTCGCCCACTTCATTATTTACTTCCTGTGTAGGAGTTTCTGCTACTGCTTGTTCTTCTACTATTTTATTTTCTTCTGACATACTGTCTCCTTATTTGATTATAATGTTTTTTTTTGAAAGTTTTTTAATATTTCTTTCAAAGAGTTTTTCTACATCTCTCATTACTAAGTTCTTATTAGCCTCAGTCAAATCGTAGATATCATATCCTCTACTTCTATTGCCTAATACGATTTCTCCTCTATCATAAGTTATGACAGCAGTATCTTTTTTAGAACTTGCTCTCATGCCTCTTAGTGTTTGTCCAGTTAATTTCATATTAACAAAAGAAGTCTGTGTATCTGTAGATTGACCTACAAAACCTTTTAATTTTTTACCAGTGCGAAGGCTTTTCATGCTGTTTCGCTTGTACTTTTTGTAAGGCTCACTTTTATATCTTAATCCTCTTTTACCATTTTGGAATTTGCCTTCAGCAGCATCTGCCTGTATGACATCAATAATATCTGCTGCGAGTAGTTCCATAAACTTGTTGGTAATTTTTATTGTATCTCTAAATCTCATAATGCTCTTACCCAGTCATGTCTACAGTTATAACCACCTCTACCTGAGAATGTTACATATCCTAACTTATCAATCTCTTTTCTTGTAAGAGGCTTTTCTTTTAGTGCTTTTCTACATACATCACGAGTTTTATCGTCATTAGTTCCAATGTATTTAAATTTGACATCAGGAAATTGTTCAAATGCTTTTGCTCTTGATGCATTGCTAAATCTTGCTAATCCATCGTTAATCAAAAAAGATACCTCGCTGCTGCTGATATAAGTACCAACTCCAAATCCTCTTGTTAGGTTTTCCATGACTTGTTGATTTGTTTCCCCTGTAATGATACTTCTTATCATAGCAGCTTTGAGGTTATCTGAATATTGTCTAACACCACTTGTTAAATATGCCATATCTAAATCTCTTAATCCTTGTAGAACTTGAATACTTGCAGCAGGTACTTTGGCTAACTCCCTTCTTGATAGTTCTCCAAATATTGCTGCTATTTCATCATCATAAGTTTTCCCCACTTTGTTGATAAGTTGTGAATAACCTAATCGTTCCATTTCCTCAAAGAAATCAATTTGTTTAGCCAATCGTATTAACTCAGTATCTGTGACTTGCGATAATCCTTTTACTAAAGAATCTATTTTGACAAATAAATCCTCTTGTATTTTTGCTATCTCTTTGCTGTAAAAGTCTAACTTAGCCAACTTGTCTACCTATTCTATCAATAATGGACTGTGTGCCATCCTCTTGTTGTGGCTGTTCTGAGTCTAATTCCTCAAGCATATTGTCTATTTCCTCATCTAATAAATCAGGATTCTTTTTTCTCAAATAGCTTTTTCTTGTTTCTAACTCATTAGCGAATGCCCAAGTGTAATACTGTATTTCCTCAGATTGACTCATTGGTACTTCTCTTTCAGCAAAGTCTACACTAAACTGGTCGCCAAGATTAATACCACCTGATACTTCACAGATTCTTTTAGCAATTCTAAATTGTTCTTGTTCAAAAGGTCTATAGATTTGTTCTACATCACTTCTCAGTGCATCCATTAAGTCTATTTCTGACATTTTCTTAGACAATCCACTTTCCTGTGCATTGTTAGTCCAATTGATACGAACATTGTTGGCTTGTGCTATAGAATCCACCATATATCGTGTAGATTCAATCATTCCATTAATATTGGAGTTAGGACTCGCATAATTAAAGTTCGCACCCTCAGGCAGCACTAAAGCCTTATCTTGCCCCATTGCTATTCTTTGTTCTGTGTCAAGTCCTGTAAATACTGGCTGACCCAATGCGAATCTACCATGCAATGCTAATTCAGTTAAAAGAATATTCACACTTCTCATACCATTGACTAAGTCTGTAGCACCTTCTCTAAAATAATCTCTTGTAAATGCATGTCTATGTGCAATGTTAAATGGAATAATATCTCCATAAGGATTTCTATCACCATCTACAATAGAAGTGATTTTACCCTTAGATGATATCATGAAGTGCTTTCCTTCCATATCGTCAGTATCTTTTGACCAAAACATATATTGTGCATCCTCACTTCTTGCTTGAAGTTGTGATTCTGCTTGATACATAACAGCAAATGGCTCATCCTCATTTGGCTTAAAGAATGGAATAAAAAAGTGTATTGGTCTATACTTCAGTTTTTGCTCATTGTCATCCCAATGTGTGTACAATGCCTCAGTTCCAAGCAGGTATACCAATTGCTCATATTGTTTCATAAAACTATCAAAGTCACCCAAGACTTCATTATACTTGTCATTGAGTCTTACTGGTGATTGTTGATAGACTAAAGTTCTACGACTTATAATGTTTCTCACCAAATTAATATACATTGGTGGAATCTGTGATAAACTTTCACTGTTAAAGTATTGCTTTAAGTCTTGCTCTAAATTAATTCCTTCGTAATAATCAAGAAGTCGTTCTCTTTCTTCCATTTGATTATCGTATTGATTCTGTATGGTATCCATAAGTAAGTCATACAGCATCTTTTCTGTTAAATTATAAATTATCATCCCTCATACCTATTTTTTGTCATTTGTGATAATGTTTGTTCTTCTAATATGTAATCTGCATATTGTTTAAACAACTTCTCATCTTTTTTCTCTTGTTTGTCTACTAAGTGCTGACCATACAGAAAAGCAGTAACCAAAGATATCAAAAAACCACATGAAAGACCTAAAGCAAAGGTTACCATTGTATCGCAGTTCCTTTTCCTTTAAATCCATAACGATATTCAATAGGATACATTAAACCATCCAAAAAGTGTGATAAGGTTTCTGTTTTAAGAATGGCACCATTATCCATAGTACACAATTCTAAGTCTCTAATCAAGTTTTTACATTTTGGATTTACATAAAGTCTAATGATACCTGCTGCACTTTCTAACATGTTATTTAGTGCATTCAATCTATCTTTTTGTGTTGGATTAGCCTTTTTACTAATCACAGTGAAACCTGCCTCTTGTAGTATTCTATGGTCAGATTTCGTACTATTACTTGTTCTTGCTTTACCTGCTGGGTCAGGATAAACTGGAATATTAGGTGCAATCTGTGACATTTTCTGTGCGAGTTCAAATGTGTTGGAGTTTTGCATACCTATTTCATCAATAGCATACACAGTACCATCTGTGAACTCACATAATAGAATAGCAGTTAGATAACTGGCTACTCCAAAGTCTACACCCCAAAATAATCTTGTGCTTGTTTCCATGTTTTTTAAATGTTTTGTTCTGTCAAAATTATATGCTGCACGATTAGCAGATGATTCAAATGATGCCAAATATTCTTGTCTAAATGTTTGTGCATCTAAATTCTTTTTAGCACTCTCAATCTCATCCTCACTAATAAAGCCACCATCTAAGGTAGTAAACTGCCAAGACTTATAATCACTTTCATTTTGACCTTTTACCCACAAATCATAGAAATGGTTTTGTGTACCAGTTGGAGTACCTACAAACAATGCTTGACCTTTAGTCTCAGATAACATAGGCTGTATAATTTCGCCCCATACATTTGCTTTCATAAATGCATATTCATCTAATACGACTTTATTCAAACTAACTCCACGAATGCTGTCTTCATTGTTTGCCCCTTTGAGTTCAACTTTTGCATTATTTTTGAATGTAATTGATAACTCACTTTCATTAATCCTAACATCCCTACCTGACAATGCTTTTTTAAGAATACCCCATGCAACCATTTTTGCTTGAGTATATGAAGGAAAAACAATCCATCTTCTTTCATAAGGCTGTATTTCTGTTGAAAGTAGCCACATGACT